GGCAATTTGATGTGGTGAGAAGCGTACCTTGTTACTCTTCGTAACTTTTAGTTCTACAGTGAAAAAGGTGCCAGAATTATTATAACCCAATAGATCAGGAGTACCGGATAAACTAAGATTTTCAAGTCTGATCCACGATATTTTCGGTATAGATTTCTTAACTTTTGCATATAATTTTTGTTCTGGTTTCATGTTATTTTTGAAGTAACACGTGTGTTTAATTAATAATCCTTTTGGAGTTTATCTGGCAAGATAAGACTTGAAGGCTTTTCTGTTTTTAAAACTAATCTATGTGCACTTTGACCTGGCTGACCTAAGACTGGAACCGTATGCTCATGCACTTCCATTCTTCTAATTTGATACAGCTTTCCATTTTTTTCTACGTAAATTTGTGCATTCTTTATCGCATCAGATCCTTTCGTAAACTGACTTAAAAATAATTGTAAGTCTTGTACTCTCATTACTATTTTTGTTTTAACTTGTCTGTTAAATTCTGTATATCAATACGCAAAGAACCATTTAATTTACGGTGACTTTCGTTAATCTCTTCTAATTCTTTCACTCTATTTTTTAACGTAAAGATTTGCTTTTCCAAATCAGCATCACCTCTATCATCCGTTATGGTTACAGTATCACTCATGATATATGTCTTTCCTTTCATTCTTGACATTATAGGATAGTTACCTTAAATTGTCAATATGGGTTTACCAAAAAGGCTTACAGAAATGCAAATGAGATTTGCTGAATACTATGTATACGGCGATGAGAACGGACCAGTAACTAAAACAGAAGCTGCGTTAAAAGCAGGCTATAGTCCAAAGAGAGCTAGACAAGAAGGATCAGAATTAACCAACCCAAAACTTTCACCGCTTGTAGTAAAATACATGGGCGAACTAAGAGAAGAACGACTTAAGAAACATGAAGTGACCTACGAAGGACATATTGCAGAACTTGCTAGACTTCGTGAGGCAGCTTTGAAGAAAGGATCTTTCTCTTCTGCTGTAAATGCTGAAGCCAACAGAGGCAAGGCAGCAGGACTATACATAGACAGAAAAATAATAAAAACTGGGAAACTAGAAGATATGTCAGAACAAGAACTAGAAGCAAAAATGAAACAAATTTTAGACGACTACGCACAGATAATTGATGTGACTCCAGAAGAACCATCTCAATTACCTGTTAAATCAAAATTATAAGATAAAGTAATTCTTGTTGAATCACCTGAGTGTGGCTCAACACAATGGTTTAAATCAGATTTAAATATAATTAAATGATCACTTTCAGGCTCTATGGAATACATACTCCACGTATAAGGATTATTTGGATCATACCTTGGTGTATTTGGGTTTTCAGGCAAAGGATTTTTAAACCAAGTTTTTGCAGAAGTTTTATCAGTTTTTAAATAATAGATAGCAGACACTAAACGAAAATTGTGGTTATGCCACTCTTGAAAATTATTTTTATTATAGATGTTAAACCAACCCCAATTTTTAGATTTATCAAATCCCTCAAAGCCTATTTCTTTTACAAAAGAGTCAACCTCATTGTAAATCCAATTATTTATTTGGTTGAACTTTGGATCTTCGCATATGTTATAAGTAGTGGACGTGTTATAGGTATTTTTAGAAATCCAGTGTTTGCCCCCACTTTCTATTTTATTTGAAAGTTCATAACAATGTTCTACTAAATGATCATTTTTAAAAAAGTTATTTTTTACAATTTTTATTGGGGTAGCAAAAAGATTTATCATTAAATCTTTTGTATCTTCTTTACCCAATTACGAGGAATCATCGTCCGATCCCCAAAACTAAAACTACCATCATCTTCTCTATCGTAAGAAGCAAATAATTTTATTGATTTTTTATCTTTTGAATACAACCAACCTTCATTAACAGGTCGTGCTAACTTCATCTTGTCAAACTCTTTCTCTGTAGCCCAGCCCGAGTCACTCACACAATCGATCCACTCCACTCGAACTTTCGGATAAGGTATGTCGGGA